CTCATGTGATTAATTTCAGTGCTACAAGCACTAACGATTCTAGAGGTATAAGTTTCAACGACCGTACAGCCCTGACCTCTGACTCAAGTGATGGCTACCTACGACTAAACCAAAACCAGAATTTCGCTAATGGAGTTTACACTCCCGGTAGACTTAGGTCTGACGGGGTTGCAAGTTTTGTAGACGGTGCTGTGATTGGGAGTAGCAACACCACACTACCTACAAACAATACTAAGGGACTTAATATTAATAATGGGTATATACAAAAGTTAACTCTCAACGGAGCGAATAGCCAAAAAATAGTCTGGCAAAGCTCAACTAATGCGGATCAGATGGAGCTTGGTTATCAAGATACTGATTTCTTGATTAAGAACTTTCAGGGTAGTGATTACGATATATGGGGTAACAGTAATTCTGGCGAAGTTAACCTAAAACTTTATGGTGCTGGTGATTACTGGGGTTCTGTAACAGCTGCTGACGGAGATAACTTTGAACACTTGATAGGATTCAGGGATCAAGACAATCACTGGACATACAAGATTTTCGGTAACTCAGATCACAGATGGTATGTAAACAACGATGAAAAAATGCGTCTTGACTACAACGCTGGCGGTCAAGAACTGCACGTTGAGGGCAACGTGATTGCTTACTCGTCAACCGTTTCTGATGAAAGACTAAAAACTGACGTTGTAAAAATAGAAAACGCACTTGACAAGATAGATCAAATAAGTGGGTACACCTTTACTTACAAAGCTGACGGTAGAAAATCTGCTGGTCTTATCGCCCAAGAGGTTGAAGTTGTACTGCCAAGTGCAATACACGAAACTGGACTACCTTTGAAAATGGGGGACGAAGACGAAACCCAGTACAAAACTTTACAGTACGACCAAATCTTCGGTCTTCTTGTCGAGGCAGTGAAAGAGCTAAGGGCAGAAGTACATAAACTAGGGGTTAAGTAGGATGACATTACCTGCATCAGGTCAGATTTCACTAAATCAAGTAAACGTGGAGCTTGGGCAAACTGGTACGACTCAGATAAGTATGAATGACACAAGTGTTCGTGATTTGTTTGATGTATCTTCTGGTCAAATTTCTATGTCTAATGGTCACGGGAAGTCTGACTCTGTACCTATCAACCCATTTGGTTTCAAGCGCCCTTTGAATGGAACAAGCTCTCACAGCAACACTGCAGCTGGACCCAACAACGCATATTGGAGACGTTACTGCTTAGCCTTTGTAATTACCCACGCTGAAATGCAAGCCGCAGGTTGTGGGGGTCAAGGTCGCATAACGCAACTACAGCTGGCCGCTCAGAACAACATACCCGCATATCCCTCCTTCCCAAACTACTCAGTCGGTATGTCACACGATTCCACAACAAGTAACACCGCCAATGTTTCGGGGTCTCGATCCGGTGAGACGGTTTTCTACAACAACAACACCCACAACTGGTCTACCAATCAAGATGAGACTTACTTTCCCGCTGATAACACGTTTTATTATAATGGGTCTGACGCTCTAGCTATAAGAATGGCTTGGGGTCAGATACAACCAACCTACAACCGTTCTGGCATAGTTAGGACCACCACCACAGGAAGAATGTATTATGCTAGAACGGATAGCAGTGGTATTTACTCACTTAGCCAATCTTGCACCTCGTATGTGACTTACAGACCTTCCCTGATTTTATATTGGTCTGGGGGCGTGTAGCTTGATAGTCTATCAGATTTCACTTCACGGGTCTGCTTACGATGCTAGAGATAAAACTTGGGATCAGATACACTCTGAGACTGGTTGTAAGCCCCGTACAGGCTGGTTAGACCCACTCCTTAACAGACCAATGCTTAAGGGTGAGTTTGGATGCTCTGTGAGCCACTACAGGGTCTGGCAGAAGATAGCTGAGAGTAACCTCAACGGACTTGTGTTAGAAGAGGATGCTGTCTTTGATGAGATCAACCCTAGTCATGTAGACTGGATGCTACAAGAGTACGACAGTGCTTGGCTTGGTTATAGGTGGAATAGCCTTGGTTACTGGTATAACTGCCATGCTTATGCCATCACTCCAGACACAGCGCGTATACTACTAGGGGGTTTTAAAGATAACATCATCCCAGTCGATGAATGGATACCAAAGAAGCTAGAAGACAAACGTAATTACTTCTACCCGAAAGAGGTTGTTACTCAAATCCCACGGTCAACCCGACCTAGCACCATAGAGGATACCGAAGTTATGAAACCCGATACATTACACCTTTTTACTGTCGCCACAGACGAGAGTAAGATGTGGGCATTAGAGCAGTCCGCCTACAGATTTGGAGCTGAGGTAACTAACCTTGGTAAAGGCTCTGATTGGCACGATCCTATGGAGGGTCACGCTGGTATGCCTAAACTTAAGATGGTAAGGGAAGCCTTACTAGATTTGCCAGAGGATGATGTCGTCTTGTTCATGGACGGGTATGACACCTTCTTAGTTAAGACACCGCAAGAGATACTAGACAGGTTCTTAGGCTTCAACGTAGACATCTTGTTTGGTGCAGAGAACAACTTCTGGCCCCCTGAGCAAGAGCTACAAGACAAGTTTGATAGCAAATTCCCACGGGAGCATTACAAGTACCTTAACAGTGGTCAGTACATCGGTCGAGCTGGTGCGCTAAGAGATTTCTTCTCACGGGCAGGTTGGCTATACGACATGGAAGCCGCAGGGTTGGACGACCAACAATACTGTCAATCTGAGTTACTATCAACCTCACTTAAGGTTGCACTGGACCACGAAGCGTACATCTTCCAGAACGATGACCCAAGTGTCACTAAGTCTGGTGATGAGTTGCTCGGACCTATCTGCGCCCCTTGTACCTATCACGGTAACGGGGGAGAACAAGCTAAGGTATTTTTTGGTCAGTTAGCTAATAAGTTTAATTACTACGAACCAGTATCGTCAGCGCCCATCCTATCTCTGTCGTACAACGAGGTAGCGGATGACATCTTAGTTACTGAGCTTCTTACTGAGAGTGAGTGTAAAGAGCTTATAAGGAAGTCTAATGACCTTGGTTCTTGGTCAAGCATGGATGGCGACAAGTTCCCAGCGCAGGAGATCAGGCTCAAGCAACTTGGCCTCTGGGAGGACTACCAGAAGTTGTGGGAAGACAGGTTATCTAAGATATGCGAGAAGCACTGGAAACCCGTAGAATACATGGGACTGAGAGATGCTTTCACTATGCGATACGCTATGGACACTCAGACATCCCTTGGACTTCACACTGACGCATCTCTAATTACGGGCAGTGTAAAGCTGAACGATGACTACGAAGGTGCTACTTTGTATTTCCCCCGACAAGAGTTTACCAACCTAGATGTACCTGTTGGAAGCTGTATTTTGTTCCCTGCACAAGTAACACATGGACACTACGTCGATGAGCTACAGTCTGGGGTTAAGTATTCTCTTACTATGTGGACCTCACGATATGAGGGTGACGAAAACTAGGAGCATTAGATGTTTGGAACCAGCCCTTTTGCAGCCGCTACTTTTGCAGGGGCTGGCAGCGAGAAATACGAACTAACTGCTGTCGCTATTACCACTGGTGCAGTGACGGTTCCAGACAACACTATGCAAGAGGAAGAGACCTTTGGTGGCTTGTTTGTCACTTCTGGTGTCCCCTCTTTAGACAACTCTAGTTTCAACCAAGACCAGACGTTTGAGCCTATAGCTCTTGACACTAACGCACCAACGGTTGACGAAGCTCTGTTCAATGAGGAGGAATCATTTTCCACTGGGGAACTTACTTCCTCTGGACACATACTTAGTGCGGCAGACTTCACAGAATCTAACCCACTTTTCACTGGCGTGTTGGAGACTGGTAACCCAGTTAACGGGACATCAGGGTTTGACCAAGATCAGACTTTCGAGCCTAACGAGTTAGCCACTGGTTCTGTAGTTGTTGACGACATAACGATGTCAGAGGAAGAGACACTTTCCACTGGCAACATAGTTACAGGCACACCCCAGACACCAGTCGCAGACTTTAATCAAGACCAGACGTTTGAACCT